TTCGTCTTTGACCAGCCTTGCCAGCTCGCTGACTCGATGCTCGTCACAAGGATACTCAGAGGCAACGACCTGAACAGTCATGTCCTCGTTAAAGGTCAGCTGCTCAACCATGTAAACCTTCTGCGAGTTGGTTGTCTGCTGAATGGTGAAAACACTGCTGTGGAACGTTGAGTCGCCTACCTTGCCGCTACTGACCTGCATCTGCGCAGTGGCTACGTCATCCGAATCGGACTTGAAATACAAAACCGTGTAAGTGCCGTCGTCGATCGTAGAGACACTCGTGATGTTGCCCGACGAGTCAATCGTGCCTGTCTTTGCTGAGTCGTAAGGGGTGGCCTCAGTGTCGACTCGAATGAAAGCACCAGGCTCGAGATTTAGACCGCTAGCTGTTGTTGAGAAGCGGATCGTATGACCAACCAGCTTGCGGATTGCAATGAAGAATCGAGCAGCCATCCGCGCATGCTCAGTGCTGGTGCAGAACTGCGTTAAATCAAATGTCTCGATTGGGTCAGTGTCTGAACTTTCACTTGCAACTCTTTCCTTCAGCGCGATGGTGACAGTCCTTTCTTCAGGCAGCTTGTTTGGTCGCTCTTGGCGGTAACGCACAGCAGCCGTAAACATGCGCCGCTCTTCAGAGCTGAGATACTCAAACTCAAATGAGTCTTCAAGGATGTTCCCATCATTAAAGATCTGTGAGTACTGAACAGGAGCGAGGCTTATCTCACCAGTGCTTGGATTGGTGGGCACAGCAGGTACTAAGCCGAACTTGCCGTCTTTAATGACAAAGTTACACAGGAAGTTTGGAGCATTGCTGGCAACAAACTCTCTGACGTTGACCTTGTCTGTAATCGCACCATTGCAGAAAAGCTTGTTAGCTCGCAAGAAGGTAGATGCAGTCTCAAAGCTTGCCGTGTCAATCAAGTTTGGACTATCTGGAGTCATGTTCAAAGTTGCTCCAGCACCTGCTGTCGGATTAGTCAGCAAGTAAAAAACCAAATCAGTGAACAGATTGCTTGGTCCCTCATTGGTGCTGTTGTCGCTGTCCTCGTAAGAAGAAAGCGTCGGATGCAACCTGCGAACAGGGATGCCCTCGCTAAGCCAAACCCGCAACTGATCAAGCCGAGTGAATGCACGACTAGAGCGCAGCACCAGCCCACAAGTTGTGAGATTGTTGTACTCAGGGATGATTGGATTTGTAGAAATTTCATTTACATACACGACCTCATGCTCAGGGTCTGTATCAGAAGACTTATTTATAAGGCTGCCATAGAAGCTCAGCTCTGCGTATTGAGTTTGAAACTCAAAGCCTCTAGTAAATGCCTCTCTTGCAGTAACAACAATGTTTTTGTTGATAGAAGCGACTCTGTACCGAACCCCGACCTGACTACCAGACCTGCTGTAGTCGTAGAAAGGATTGTCAGAGTCAACTGTTACTAAGTCATCAAATATTTCATTTTGCTCCCACCTGCTACTTGTAGTATTTTCTTCAACAACCTCGATTGTTGGGGTCGCCCAAAACTTGCTCCTACCTGTCCAATGATCTGAATGATGGATAACAGAACTTTTAAGGCGCAGACTAAGCTCCATGTTGCCTCCCCCTCTAATACCAAGACTTAGATTTCTTACCTCGGTGGCTGTGTCTCCAAAGTTTTTGCTTTCTGCGTTGCCGAAAATTTCGTGGTAATAACCTTGGGACCGTCCGCGATTTTTTGTGACTTTCTCAACCCCAGTCACCCGTAACTTTATGCCTGATGACAAGAAATTGTTGCCAGCCTGTGGATGATTGGGGACAAAAGGATTGCTGTTGTTATAAGGCCCACCGTCGCCAGTGGCGTTAGCCCCGCGACGAACAATAAAGCTTGCGCCGCCAACCCAATTATCCGAGCTTCTGACTACTCTTATGTCATCCTCGAGCCTAAAGACAAAGCTCGCGCCATTTGCTACTGCATAGTGATCGCTTGCGAGGCGCACCTTAGTCGCTCGATACTCCAAAGTAACTCTGCGATTGTCCGAAAGAGTCTCCTCTTTCACTGCAGTAACGACCTGTCCTTCTTGCACTCCTGACGTATCAGCACTGCCAAAAATTGAATGAGTAAACGCTCCATTGCGTCCAACCTCTAAACCACTAGGATCTGAAGTGCGCTCAATAAATCCAACATTGGTAAGTGTTGTCTGCTCTTCTTCTACGTCGCTAGGAAGATAGCCATCAACAGCTATTCCTGTTGGGTAAGTGTTTTCTTTTGTAGTTTCAGTAAAAGCGATGTCGTTAAACATCTCCTTGACCTGCTCAATTTCAGCTTTAAGGACAAAGCGCCCCTTGGTTGTCAGCTGGAATGTTCCTACGCCAGCAACGCTTACATTTTCAACAACGTTGTCTTTGGAGTCAGCGTCTAGTTGAATTAACTGCTCTTCTTGACCAATAGATCGCAGCTCAGCGGTGGCTCTTGGGACAAACTTATATTCATACTCTGTTGAAGCTTCTGGGTGCCTGAAACGCAAAAAGTTGTACTGCCTTACAGGCTTGCTTCCAGTGATGACAAAAATTCTAGGCTCACCAGAACTTGTCTCAACAATTGGAGCGAAGGCAAATTCATTGTTACTTGAATCGAGGCCGGCCTTGCGAATGTAAATGCTAAACGCAGAACTTCTTCTGACCGAAGTTGAGATAGTGCCTGACTGAATATTAAGGCCATCGTCATCAGCCTGATCAAGCTCTTCAGGGCTGATAAGGCTTTGGAAGTTACATATTCCGTTCAATTGTTGATTGACCGTGCTTGCAATTCCAATCTCAGTTACGTCGCAAGGACGATTGTTCCTAACAAGAGCACGAGCGTACTTTGTGAGAACGAAGAAACCAGCGCCAACACCAGCGCTGTTGTCATTTATGAAGCCTTGACCTGGCTCGATTACCTTCGATTTGTCAACAAGACCAATTCTTGGGATCCGCGCTTCTGATGTATCAATGCATTCAAGCTCAATAACTTGGTCCTCGCCATTGCGCGACTTGGGGATAAAAGTGTCAACCTCTCGATCTATAACCTTCCAGACAGTTGCGCCTATAGAAAACAGCTCGCCGAGCTGCATCGCGTCATCAGCAGCAATTTGCTGTGATTCAATTTCACTATTGATGTCGTTAACAGTTGCTTTGTCCTCATAGATCGCTTCATCGATCCTAGTGTTGCTAATTAAATACTTGATCCGATCTCCGACGGAGACGTTTCGTTCGCTTTGGAACTCATTGCTGAATGTTTGCGAGCCACTGCCAATGTACTCGTAGACACCCATTCTGCGGCTGTAGTTTCTGCCAGCGCCAGCCATTCTGGATTTACTGCTGTCATCTTTTTTGGGCTCGAACAAGCCCGCAATTTTGACGCGGTCAAAATTTAAACGACCTTCTGGGTCTTTATCAGGAATAGAAATGTTGCGCCAGTTGACCCGATAGGCATTGCCATTAGGAATGGGTGCGTATACGCCAAACTCAGTATTATTTGCAGGACTAAAGGCATATGAAAAGCCTTTATCAAAGTCACTTTCTAGCGTAGGACAAAGGAAAACATCCTCATCCCCTGCAGTACGACCACCATTTGGATCTGCTGAGTGCGGCTGCCCACTGCTGCCAAATAATTTGTTTTGAACTTGAATGCGAGAGAAGCCTGAGGCAGTGGTATTACGCTTCCAATAAAAAGCAATGTTGTCGTCATAAACAGCGTCTAGAGCATTGTTACCAAGAAAAATGCCTGCACGATTAGGTTGAATGATTCCATCTGGCCCAACAAAGTCGGCACGACCTTGCTCGCCAACAACAAACATCAGCTTAGCTGACTGCTGCCTGCCGTAGCTCAGCATCCTTGACCAAACAAGTTTTGGTGTAACAAGCAGTCCGCCTACGTTTTCAACTGAGTTGTACAGGCCAAAAACAATCGGGATTGGTGAGTTGTAATCAGCAAGCTCAGCAGTGGTGTCAAAGCCAAACGATGGCGTAAAACGATTGCCACCACGAATGCTGTCTAGCTGTCGCTGACCATCAAAAGCCTCGGGTGCTTTTGGCTTAGGTGTAAGCAGATAACTGACAGCACCGAGAACGATACCAATCGCAAGTTGGACTAAAAATGTTTCAGCGCCTGTGTTTTGAATATCAGGAATGCCGTCATAAGCAGCAGGTCTGATCTGCCCACGCTTGATTGCTTCTGCTACAAAAAATCGATACTCCTGTTCACTGCAGCCAATCGTTTTGATTAACTGCTTCTCATACGGAAGCAGTGGTAATTCTGAAACAGTCGCACCGATGACCAAGCCACCTTTTCCGATTGCCTGTTGATATAGAGGACTCCGTTCTGCCATGTGACTGCGAATGCCCAAGATTGCTGCGGCAGCAGCAGAATGTCCCCATCATACTCAGCTGTTTTTACGCGAAAACCCCACGACATCAAGTCGCGGCAAATTGACCACTTGCTATCGGTGTACCAAGACTGCTTGAAGGCAGGTGCCTTGATGCCCATACGCCCTAGGGCGACATAACAAAGATGAATGCAGTCAATCTCTTTGCCGCTGCCATCAGCTCCTAGCCGGTAGGGCCTGCCGACAAGATCACCGCAGTCGTACATTGCCAGTCGTAGGAAGTCGGCCAACAAGTCGCTGGGTCAGATTGCGACGAGGAACGTCTGCACCAACAGCATCGAGCACGCTGCCGAGCTGCAAAGTCAATGCTGTCGCATCCCACTTTCCGCCAGTGACTTGACCGTGATACACATGCACGCGAGTGCTGGTGGTGACTGTGGTGGAATCCGGGTCCACTGAAACCACATCAACACGAGCTAGCCACCGATTTTTCACAGCCTCGTCTGCCCATTTCCTAGTCAAAGCATTGTTTGGAAAAACTAAGTTTGCATCCATGCCATCGCCGTTCTTGTTGATCGTTGCTCCGCTAAACCCAAACGGAGCAAACTCATGGTCAACCGAGTCGAAGCTGATGACCTTGCCAATAAAGAAGTTCTGAAAGGCGTATTCAATAGAGCCGTAGTAATCGCCCACGCCAGTTCGCACCGCAGATGGCGGCGTGAAACGCATGAAGTTGCCTACAGAAAAGGTCGTCATACGCCGATTCTCCTGCGAGTGCTGCTGCTCATCTGCAGCCTACGCAGGGTTTGCTGCTCTCCTCGCTGAGCACCTTGTGCAGCAGCTTGCTGCAGACCCTGCTGGAACTGGTCGGCAGTTACATAGTCGACATTGTTGATGCGCTCAACGCTAAAACGAACATCAATCGGTGACGCAACACCAACGCCACTGCCTTCTGACATTGAGGCAACACCATTGCCTGGGATGACGCCAGGGCCACGCACGCCGCGTGAGTACCGAGCCATGCTCTCCCGCATCTTGGACTGAGGAATGATGTACTCAGGCTCACCACCCTCGCCAACCATCCCAAGAGTTGGCTGGCTAACTACGCCGCCTTGATTAAATGCTTTGAAGCCGCCTTGGACATAGCCGCCTTCTGCAAATTTAAAACCACTAGGAAGACTGCCCATGGATGGCAGCCCTAAGTCGGTGCTAAATAAGGACTGTGAATCTAAATTTGAAGCTAGTCCACCACCACCGCCACCCCCACTAGGAACAAAGGCTGCAACGATTTGACTGATAAACTTCACCGCTTGCATCTTGATCGCCTCAGCAATGATCTGAGATGCCATGTCTGCAAAGTGATTAGCAACACTTTGGAAGAAGTTAGCCAGCGCCTCCCGTGCCGAAGCCTGTCCAGTTATGACTTGCTTGAAAGAGTTGCCGAATGCATCGCCGATAGCATTTGCCGCTCCAATAACTTGATTAGCTGGATCAACCAACTTCTCAAAATTTCTGCGCATTTCCGCCAGCTCTTTATTGATGCTGGTGAAAAAGTCAGGATCAAGTTGCTGCCGATAGACCGCAAGGGTCTTCTCGATCATCTCGTCACTAGCACCTCCTTCCTCTAGTTTTCTGCGCTCACGTTCAATCTGCAGTCGGATGTATTCTTGTTCAGTAATCAGGCCAAGCTTGTACTGGCGGTCTTCAAGGGAGGCTTGCAGGCCACGTTGTACTTTCAGCTCGTCCTCTTTAATTTTCTTCATTGCTGCCGCAAAATCAGCGTGAGCTTGTTCTTGCAGGTTGATGCGCTTGTTGACATCCTCTGTCTCTTCTTTTGCGGCAGTCAAGTCAAGAGCAAGCTGCAGATGCGCCTGAAGCCTTAGGTCCTCGGTTGCCATTGCACCACGCATTTGACGGCGCAGAGCAAGCTCGATGTCACCCATTGGGGTGGCACCTTTAGTAGTTGGATCTGCTTCAGGATCGGCAAAATCAGTTGGGGTGTAAGACATTTGAGCGTTGATAGCTCTACCTGTCATGCGGTCATACTTAATACCTGCAACCTCATAGCTGCTGGCTAGCTTCATTGCCAGCTCTAAATCACCTGCAGCAATCTTTGCAGCTTTAAGCTGCCTGGTTAAGGCTCGAATCATTCGATTATTAGTTTCCTTCCCAAGCCGATCTTCTAGTTCTTGAACCTTGTCATTCATCTCGCGAAGTCTGTCATTAGCCTCTTCGTTAGTAGTCTCTCCAGCTATCACTGACTTGTTGAACTCAGCGTTCTTTTTGCTGTGCTTCACTAAAGCAACTGTTGCGGCAGTGATCCCTGCAGCTAAAGCAACCCAAGGATTAAGCAACGATGCAGCTGTAAAGCCCTTCATCGCCACAGTTGCCTTGCCAAGAGCGGTGCCGAGAGCCGTTGCAATCCCTATAAGGTTCTGCAGGGCAAGTGCAACCCCAGCCGCGCCAGCGACGATCAAAAGCTCTTTGAAATTTGCAATCAAGAATGAAGAGACATCTAAAAGCACATTCAATCCGTTGGCCGCAGCCACAGCGCCTGCCTTGATGGCAGGAAGTATGTCGATAATGAATTTGCCAAACGCTTTCTGCAGTTGAGCGCCAATTGGCTGCAAAGCTTCTCCAACCTCTCGACGCACTTGCTCAAAAGCAACCGTAGCCCGTGCGCCAGCATCTGCACTGCTGTCAGCAATCGCACGCGCAGTTTCTTCATACTCTGGGCCCAGGCTAATGATAAATTTCATCAGCTGATCAAGTCCAACCGTGCCAGCCTTTAATGACTTCTGAAGCTCAGGCAGTGTCATATTATTTGCCTCTGCAAATTTAGTAACTGCGCCAGGCAATCTTTCACCCAACTGCCCAGAAAGTTCTTCGGCGCTAACTTTACCCTTAGAGAAAGTTTGCACCATAGCTGTTATCGCTGACTCAACATCTTGCGCTCCGCCGCCTGTTGCCTTGATGGCAGATGTGATGTTTCTGAATACAACCTCCGCGTCGTCTACATTGCCGCCAGCACCAATTATTGCTGCCGACAATCTTGTAATACCTTTGGTCGATACAGCGATGGGTACATTGAAATCTTTGGTGACTTGATTGGCTGCTTTCAAAGCGTCCGTATATTCAGGACCTGCAACACCTTCAAGGGCGATTTCTAGCTTTTGCAGTTGAGCAGCATACTCAGATGTGGCTCCAAGAGCCTCTCGCATCATTTTTGCCTGTGCGCCAATTGCCGCACCTGCTGCGACACCAGCGACCCCACCAACAGCACCACCAACAGCCGCACCTATTGCGCCTTCAGGACCACCAAATACACCACCTGCTGCAATACCACCTAAACCTTGAGCAACTCCACCAAAGGTTGGACGCCGACGACGCTTGTTCAACTTTTCAAGTCGACGATCAACTTTTTCAATCTGTACGCCAAGCTCGCGGAAGTCTTGGCTTGTGGGATCGAGGCCAGCTCGAAGCTGTGCGAATGCAGTCCTTTGCGCTTGCAAGCTGTTGATACTTCCGTTAGATGCAGCAGCCTGTCGGTTGATCTCCGCTGTAACTTGCGAAAGCGAGCGACCCATCATCTCGGTCGCTGCTTTGGCCTCAGTAGATCCAATGGAAGCAATTGTTCTGAAAAGGCCAGTGGCCTCTGCTGGCTGATCGGCCATGCCACCACCAGCAAACCCGCCATATCGACGAGAACGCTTTCTTTCCCTTCTAGCAATTGCACTTTGCACCGGATCTCTTGGTGCAAACATTCCAAACTGTTCTTGCTGTCCTAGACGCCCACGGATTTGCTGCTTTCTTGCGGCAGTGCCAAATGGATCACCAATCTGTGATTCCAGTGAATTAATCTCACGGAGAGCATTCACATAATCTTTTGAGCCAATCGCAATGTTGGCAAAATCTTCCCTCAGCTCTGTTAGTCGCAAAGACAAAGCTGCTGTTGTGCGTGGAAGTTCAGTTGTTACCTGGAAGGCTGTTCTTGGATCTGCCGGACCTTCTGCCCCAGTCCGACCAGCCGCAATAACGCCCTGCCTGGCTTGAGCTCTTTGGAAAGAACGAGTTCTTTCCTGAATGTTCCTTAGAACAGTTGCATACCTGTCACTTGTGACACTGAGTTCCTTCAGCTCTTCATTGAAAGCTGCAATTTGACTTCCAAAAGTCCCAGCCTTTCTTCCTGGAATCTGTGAAGAGACTTGAGCAAGCGTGGAAACTTTTCTTGTCGTTTCGTCAATCTGCTTATCAGCAGCAGCAAGTTTCTGCTGATAATCAACAATATCTTTTGTAAGAGCACGAAAAGCTGCGCCGTTAAGTCCAGCCTGATTTCGTAAAGACTTAAGTGCTGAAAGCTTGCCAGCAATTACATCGCGACTTGCGCTGCCATCTCTGTTAAAGGCTTTGATAGCCTTTCCAAGTTTTATTAAGCCAGCGTCTGCAGGTCCTGCAGCTTTAGACAGGCCAGTCAGAGCAGACTTCAGCTGCGTTACGCCTTCAATCCCGTCAACGCCCAGCTTGATTAGAAGGTCGCCAACAGTCTTAGCCATCTGCCTTCTTGCTGAATTCGGTCAATGCAGCGGATTCCATGATTCGGAGACCCTCTAGCACTTCGCGACGGTTCTCCACATCATAAAGGTCAAAAAGGCCCCCGGAAACCAGCAGCACTTCATACTTCAAACCAACGTATCCCGCCATGCTGACTGTCCATTGGGTCTGCATACGAAGGAACATCATCACAATGTCCCAGTTGTCGTCCCAGACCTCGAAGTCGTCTGACTCCTTTTTTTTAGGCTCAGGCAATGTGATGCCAAAGGCAGCAGCGTCATCTTTGGTTTTGTCCTCAACGCGCTTGCCGCCAGAAGCCCAATAGACAGCAGCGTCTTTTAGTTTCCCGACTGCGCCTCGCCGTAGGTGTTGGTGTAGGCAGACAGCACTGCTTTCAGCCAATCCACGTCATCAGCGAAATCATCAAGCTCGGCTTCAGAGAACTCAATCTCGTCACCGTCCTC